CAATCCTCGTTCGGAAACGGACTCTATCCCACCCAGAGTCAGGGCATTTAGGGTGATCGCAGAGCCCTTCATCCCAGTTTCCCGGCTGATGGTAAAAAAAATCTCTGCATTTTTCACATTTCATGATTTCGCCCCCCTTTTCCCGGTGTTGTTGTGATCAACCCGGATGTATTTTGATCTCAATGCGCCGGTCACGTCGGCGCATTTTGCGCAGGCCGGGCAATTAAAACGAGGTGTACCCCGGCCGGTCCACTCGATTTTTAAAAAATGCTGCACCCGGCATCTCGGGCAGATGCAGAGCGTCTTTTTTTTAAAATCCAGGATATCGCCTTTAGCCATTTTGCCATCCGGCCAAAAATCTGACCGCCTCCCACAACACAAAGCCGAGCATAGAGCCGACAAGAGCGCCGGCAAAGGCTACGGCCGCAATCGATAACATAAATTCACGGTGCCACTGAGCATAGGTCCAAGTTTTATTTTCCATTTCCGCCTCCGATCATTTTTATTTTGTTGATATTTCCGCCGGTCCGGTGCCAGCGTTGGTAGAAATTCGTCAAAGAGATGCCGATCGCCTCGGCCGCCTCAGCCGGGGACAGCTTGCGGCCGTCCAGCATGTCCACAACCACGCTTGAGCCCCGGTTGTGCCGGGCGTGGTCAATGCCGAGCCGTTTCAGATCAGCGCAGATCAGGGATTGTGCCATTCCCAGAGCCGCCGCAATCTGACCCTGATTGTTGTGTTTGATCGCGCCGGCCAGGAAATGCCGGTAAATCCGGACTACCGTGTCCGGAGTCGATAGGATGCCGGCGACGGCCAGGGCTTTGACGCGCTTGGCCTTCCAGGTTGATGATGGTGAAAATTTCATGCTTGCTCCTGCTCTAGGGCCGTGTGGCTAATTGTCTCGTAGATATATCCATCCGGCCTGATATATGTCCGAGAAACGTGATAGGGACAGTCACAGTTGTATTGGTGTGATGTAACCAACCGCCTAAAACGCAGGTAATCTGTCCCGGTGACAGCGGCGAGATCGGCGAAACGCACGTCGTCTACGCGACACATATTAATCTGTTTTATTGCGATAACGGCTGCCATGATGCACCTCATTTTTCAAATTATTCTGATTTTTCAATTCCCTGATATAAAAATCTATTCCGGGGTACGGTAAATCGCGCTCAAAATCCAGGGCGTCAGCGTCATCCTTGTCCGCCGTCAGCGGCCTGGTGCTCCGGGGTGGAGCGTCGTCAAATTGTACCTGCACGTTGTCGGGGTGGGTCGGTTTCCGGTTCATTTTTTCACCTCGCTCGTTAACCTCACAGCGCCCCTTAATTCAGACGTTACCCTGCCGTGGGAGGCTTGAGTTTATGCACCTTCAGTAGGGCATTTTCAAGCACCGTTCCACGTGGGTCGTTTTGTTCGTCCAGCCAGGCCCAAACCCACTCAGGCAGCCTGACCCCCTTAGTTATTCGTTTCATGCCAGGGGCGGCGGGCTTTCGCCCGCTCCCCGGCTGTGCTCCGCCCCGGCTCAACCTTCGCACCGGCAATGAAAATCAGCCTCGCCACATGCGCAGCGGTCGGCAATACTCCACCGACTACCGTCCGCGACCAAAACGCACTTTTCGTCCCAGCTCCACACCTCAGAGGTGTTTTGCGGGTCAACCCCGCCGAACGTCGGCAGGTTGCAGGTGTCAACAACAACCTGGTCAATCCAGACATTCTCTCTAACCTCGTCGCTGATTTCGTTCAGGGTGTCACAAAGTTGGTTCAGGGTGGTGGTGGCGTTGATTTTCTCTTGTTCGGTAGTCATGGCCTTTCTCCTCGTTTTTTTTGGGTTGGGCTTGATTGCCCGTTTGATTATGATTTATCCTAACACAGATCCGGGCAGGCTGTCAAGTTTATTTTACGATATTATTTTTGACAGATGCAAAATAATTTGCGCATTGGTTTGATTTTCTTGTTGCAATAGTAAAATCTTTTTGCAATATTACGAACAGGTGTAAAAATATTTTAGAAAGTTGTTTAATTGCGAGAGAGAATCAGGCGAAAATGGACGGAGATACGGCAGGAGCGGTTATTTTTTGCATCATCTTGGCGCTTTGCCTGTATGCCCCCGTGTGCGAGTAAACGTAGACAGTTCAAAACAAATTTGAACAAAATAAGGAAATTATGGAATACGACAGGGATCTCCTCATCCCAGCTATCTGCTCTAGGATAGCAAACGGTGAGACTGTCAATGTAATCCTGAAAGAGCCTGGGATGCCAGCGCATCCGACATGGTGCGACTGGATGCGGGAAGATCCGCAGGCCTCCGAAATGTACGCCCGCGCGCGCGAAAGCCGCGCCGACATTAGATCCGACAGGATTGACGAATACGCTGACGACATGATCAAGGGGAAAATCACTCCAGAGCAATGTCGGGTCGCTATCGACGCCCAAAAATGGCAGGCTGGAAAAGAAAATCCTCGTAGGTATGCCGATAAATTGCAGCATGGTGGTGAGGTTTCCCTAAATATCCTCCCTGACGACAAATTGGGGGCAGAAATTGAGCGGTTGCTGGCGAAAAGGGCCGAGGTAAAATAGCTATTATGGCACTGAGTTGGGATGAGGAGAGACGTCTGGCTGCAATGCTGAAAGAGGAGGAGCGCCGTAAATCCCGCAACCGACTACAGTATTATCGCCCGTACAAAAAACAAATCGAATTTCATGCCGCCGGGGCCACCTACAGGGAGCGGCTTTTCCGGGCCTCCAACCAGTCTGGAAAAACTCTGGCCGGCGGGGCAGAGGTCGCAATGCATCTCTCCGGCAGGTATCCAGAGTGGTGGGATGGGAAAAGGTTCGACCGGCCAGTGAGGTTTATGGCCGGGTCTGAGTCCGCCGAACTCACCCGCAAGGGTGTCCAGCGCATACTCGTAGGCACCCCAGAGGACCGCGCCGCCTGGGGCACTGGAATGATACCCGGAGATTGCATCATAGATCATTCCTCTCGCTCTGGCGTAGCTGATGCCCTGGCCTCCATCACGGTAAAAAGTGAGTTCGGCGGAAATTCATCGCTGCAATTCGCCAGTTACGACCAGGGTAGGTCGAAATGGCAGGCCGAAACACTCGATGGCGTGTGGTTTGATGAGGAGCCACCGTCTGATGTGTATAGCGAGGGTGTAACCCGGACAAACACGACCATGGGGCCGGTAATCCTGACTCTGACCCCTCTCATGGGGATGAGCGAGGTGGTCCGGCGATTCATGACGGAGGAATCTCCAGACCGTTGTGACATCAACATGACTATCGAGGATGCCGAGCACTACACCCCAGAGGAGCGAGTCCGGATAATTGCCTCATACCCAGAGCATGAGCGTGACGCACGGACAAAGGGGATCCCCATCCTCGGCAGTGGCCGGATTTTTCCTGTGACGCAGGAGAGTATCAGTGTGGGAGCGTTCTATATTCCTGATCACTGGCCGGTTATCGGTGCCATTGATTTCGGGTGGGATCATCCGACCGCCGCTGTCCGGCATGCGTGGGACCGTGACGGCGATTGCATCTATGTCACCCACGCCCATCGGTTGTCTCGCGCTACTCCGGTAATCCACGCCGCCACTCTTAAGGCCTGGGGGGCATGGTTGCCGTGGGTGTGGCCGCACGACGGACTACAGCACGATAAGGGGAGTGGAGAGCAGATTGCCAGCCAATACCGTGACCTAGGGCTAGGGATGTGCAAAGAGCGCGTAATGTTCGAGGATGGGACAAACGGTGTCGAGGCTGGCCTCAGCGACATGCTGACCAGGATGCAAACCGGGCGATTCAAGGTTTTTTCGCACCTATCGGAATGGTTTGAGGAGTTTTTATTGTACCATCGCAAGGACGGGCGGGTAGTAAAAGAGTACGATGACCTCATATCCGCCAGCCGGTACGGTGTGATGGGTAAAAGATTCGCAACCACAAAGCCGGTTCGGCGTGTCTACGCTGGCGCATCATACGGGGCACCACGTGACTCCGTTGTGGGTATCTAATATGCAGGCGCTCATATCAAAATTGCTGGCGAAACGCAACGAGGCCGTGCAGTACCGGGCATCATCCGGGGTCGAAGCCCGGTGGCTGGAAGACGAAGAGGCCTATGATGGTCTGGACGCCACCTCTCGCCGGTCGATGCTCGCCTACGCCACTGGTACCGCCGAGCCGAGCCGTGGGAATGAGCCGCGCCGCTCCAAGGTTATCGTCAACATCATCCGGGGCAAATGCGAGCAGACAGAGGGGAGATTCGCGGATATCCAGCTGCCTACCGACGACAGGAATTGGGGCCTGAAGGTCACGCCGGTGCCGGAGCTGTCCCTGCAACTCGATGACGAGACGCCGGTCGTTCAGGACGGCCAGCCAGTGATGGTGGATGGAAAGCAAGTCACCCTCGCTGACCTCGCGAAAAACGAGATGGCCGAAGCCGAGAAGAAAATGGCCGGCATGGAAAAAGAGATTGACGACCAGCTGAATGAGTGCAGTTTCAACGCCGAATGCCGAAAGGCCCTGGCCTCTGCGGTTCGACTCGGCACCGGCATCCTCAAGGGGCCTGGGGTTTTGAAGCAGATTCGAAAAGTTTGGAAGCAGGACAAGACCGCTGGCGCCTACGTCCTGGACGCGATGGAGGAGCATAACCCGTACAGCAAGAGCGTAGCGCCTTGGAATGTCTACCCCGACCCGGAATGTGGCGAGGAGATCAGCCGGGCCTCGTATATTTTTGAGCGTGATTTCATCCTGCCGCGCGAGCTCAAACGTCTGGCCGGGGTTCCTGGCTATAACGTCGATGAGATCAAAAAAATTCTCGCCGAGGAGCCGGTCAGAACGTCCCTAGTGCCGGTCAAGGGAGGGGGCTACGATGTTACCCGCAACCTGATCGGGCGCGGCCAATCCCTGGAGATGTGGGAGTACCATGGAGATCTGACCGCCGAGGAGCTGCTGACGCTCAACTGCGATTGCGGTGCCGACGTGACTGGCGTTGTGGCCGTCTGCGTGGTGATCGTCAACGACCGGCCCATCAAAGCCATGCTCAATACCCTGGATACCGGGGATCTGCCGTATGATTTTTTCCAGTGGTCGAAGGTCACTGACTCTGTGTGGGGTATCGGACTGCCTCGCATTCAGATCTGGCAACAGCGGATTATCACTGCTGCCTGGCGGGCAATGATGGACAACGCCGGAGATTCCGCCGGGGTCAACATCGTTATCGGCACAGGAGTCGAGCCGGACGATGGGGTAATGGAGATCACGGGTAAAAAAATCTGGAGGGCCGGCGGTGATATGATCGATGTCCGCCAGGCGTTCGCACAATTCCAGGTGGGGAGCAACCAACAGGATTTACAGCGCATTATTGAAATGGCCCTGAGATTCACCGACCTGGAAACCGCGCTGCCAATGGCGTTTGCCGGTGAGCAAGTCGGGCCGGCGGAAACCCTGGGCGCCACCGAACTCAAAATCGACTCCAGCAACGTGGCCCTCCGGAGCCGGGTGAAGCTCTGGGATGACAATATCACCAGGCCGCACCTGACCAGATATTATCACTGGAACATGCAGTACAATGACAACGACGACATCAAGGGTGACTACAACGTTGATCCCCGTGGCGTGAGCGTTCTACTCCAAAAGGAAAAGTCAGCGCAGTCTATCATTCAACTGCTACCGTTCCGGGGCGATCCTCTCATCGGGTCGATTGTCGATTGGGAGAAGGCGTTAAAGCAGTTGTTCAAGGCGCAAAATATCGATATTTTAAAAACCGATGAAGAGATCGAAGCGGCCAAGAAGGCAGCGCAAGAGCAGCCACCGCAAGATCCTAGGGTCGCGGCAAGCATGGAAGTCGCCAAAATGCGGACTGACGGGGATATTGCGCGGGAGCAGATGCAGCAGCAGACGGACCAGGCGCACCTCCAGGCCAACCGGGAAGAGGCGCAACTCAAGCGAGAGCATGACATTCAACTCGCCATGCTGAAGCGTGAGGAGAAAATGTTGGAACTGGCCGCCAAGGGCAATATGAGCCTGGAGCAAATCAAAGCCGAGCTGGCTAAAGAATCCATGAAATTGAACGTGCAGCGGGAATTGTCGGTACGTCCGCCTGTATCACCGAAAGCAGCCGTACCGCCTACTGAGCCCAACGGTAAGGCGCAGACAGGGAGGGCGTTTGAACAATGAAAAAGAGGTATAACTTCCAATGCCTGACATGCAAATATCTAGTCATAGACACGGCATGGCAACAGGCTAAATTTGACTATGATTGCCCGAGATGCAGGCAGACGACCGTGAGCCGTTTCGTCCCAGTGGAGGTAAAGCAATGAGCATCCTTGATTATTTCCGGCCAGCACCGGAGCGGGTCGAGTCCATGGAGGAAGAAGATTTCTTGCCAAAGCCAGGGCCGATTGTTTGGGTGGCAGACGACACGCCGGCAGGAAGCTTCGACCGCTACTCCGGCACCTGGTGTTTCGTCCGCACCAAGCTACTCGCCGAACTTGCCGAACTCCAAGCGGATAACGAGAAGCCGCATGGAGCCGAGAAGACTGCGATGATCCGTGGGCAAATAAAGCTCTGCAGGAAACTCCTGGCAATGGAGAAAAATAATGCCCAATGAGTCCAGGCTTGCAAAAGTACTTTACAGGGTGGCTAAGATGCTGGTATCTTTGCTGGAAGAGGAATTTGGGTTAAGGAGAAAGGAGAAAAATGGGTGATCAGAAATGGGTATGCTATCTGTTCGGCGCAGATCCGGTAAAAGATGACGGCATAAAATATACTCCGGGCAACGGATATTATCCTTCTTTCTTTAAAAGAGTTATGATGAAGATATTTTTTGACTGCACTTGGGTTAAGGAGTGAGACGGCAGTTTAGGTTTATAAAAACAGAATAAGACCAGCGCATAACAGCCCCGGTCGAACAGTAAATAAGCAGCGCGCAAGCCCCGCTTCGGATAGTCAAAAGACTGTCTGGAGCGGGGTTTTTTTGTTTTTCAGGGCCGAGAAATCGCCCCTAACTATGCGTCCGCCGGAAACGCCGGGCAGGAGGAAAGGGAATGGCAGCGACAGAACGCGAAGAAATGGCGAGTGAGATTTTCGAGGGCGAAGGGCCGATTCAGTACGAGCCGGCCGAGCCGGAGCAGCAAGGACAGCCGGAGAAAGAGGAAGCACGGGCCGAAGAGGTCGTCGCCCCGCAAGCGCCGACTTTTGACCCATCCTTGCTGGTTACAAGGCTTGATGAAATGTCCAACAGACTCAAAACCGCCGAGGGCCGGGTTGGTGCATTGCAAAGCGAACTTGCGAAGAGAGCCGCCGCCGAGACAGTCCAGGCGCCGACCGAGAAGCAAGTTGCTAAAGCCAAAAGCGATGCAGATTTCGAGGAACTGAAGGAAATCTACCCGGAATGGGCCGCATCTCTTGAAAGCGAAGCTAACGAGAGAAAGTCAGGCCAAAGCAGCCTGGAACAAAGGATTGCCGGATTCGAGCAGAAAATGTCCGAGCGCGTAGAGCATGGGGTTATCGCCTCCAGGTATCCGGATTGGGAAGAGACGGTAAACACCCCGCAGTTTGCCGGGTGGTTCAAGTCTTTGCCAATGGAAGATCAGCAAGTGTTTAGGTCTAGCCCCCACGGGCGGGACGTGGTGAGGCTTCTGGACCACTACGGAAAGGCACAAGCGCCAGCCCCGCAATCCAACGTCAAGCAGGATCGCAAAGCAAGATTGCAGCAAGCAGAGTCGGTGAGGAGTTCGCCGGCACAATTTTCTAAATCAGAAAGCGATATGTCCCCGGCAGAGCTGAGGCAAATGCTTTCCAAGCAGATATGGTGATTTAAATGGTCGTACAAACCTATTCAACGCCAGCATCCCGGAATCTGATCCGGGCCGAGCTAAAGATGCTGAAGCACGTCGATAACATCCGAGTCCTGGGCATGTTCGGCGACCAGAAAGAGCAGCCGCTCAATAAAACCGATACCGTTGTGTTCCGCCGGATCAAGCCGTTCAGCGCCACCGCTGCGGCCAACCCTGCAAGCGGATACAGCGAAACCCCGTCGATCACGCCTTCGTCCTTCGTGACCTCAGAGGGCGTGACCCCGAACAGCAACACGATCAGCTACACCGACGTGTCCGCCACGTTGCAGCAGTACAGCGTTCTGTTCAAGTTCACCTCGAAGGCGCAGTTGATGTACGAGGACAACATCCCGGACGACATGGCGAAAGTTACCGGCGAGACCCTTGCCGAAGTCGCCGAGCTGATTGCTTATGGTCAGGTCAAGGCCGGCACCAGTGTTGTCTACGCCAACGGTTCCGCCCGGACTGATGTCAACACCGCCCTGAGCCTCAATTCCCTGCGGAAAGCTGCACGGGCCATGGAAACCAACCGGGCTATGAAGATCACTGAAATGGTCAAGGCCGGCCCGGACTTCGGGACCGCTCCCGTTGAGCCGTGCTATGTGGTGTTCGTCCACACTGACTTGTCGAGCGATGTCCGCGACCTGCCCGGCTTCACCAAGCGGGTTGAGTACGGTTCTGCCATTAAGCCGGTTCATCCCCGTGAGATCGGCGCTTGTGAGGAGTTCCGGTTCGTGACTTCTCCGCTGTTCTCGCCTTTCCTGGCCGGCGGCGCTTCGTACACCAGCACCGGCATGTTGTCCGCCGGTAGTTCCTTGGTGGACGTCTACCCGGTAATCGTTCTGGCGGAGAGCGCCTGGGGCCATATCAGCCTCAAGGGCAAAGGCTATAGCGCAATCAGTCCGACGATCATCCCGAGTAACGTCAAGAACCACGCCAATCCTTCCGGCATGTTCGGTTACGTTGGCGCAGATTTCTGGTATGCGTGTGTCCGGCTTAATGAAAACTGGATGACCCGTATCGAGTGCGGCGCATCTGACCTGGCATAAGGGGGTTGAGATATGACCACAAACCAGCAATGGATTAATCAAGTCCCCTGCGCCATCACTCAAAGAGTGCTCAAGGGGCTCATGGCAAACGGGGTAACCACGTCGTTACCAATTTCATTAACCTCAGCCTTCACAACTGGTATCAGCATCGCGGCAGACGGCACAACTGCGATTGCTGTTACCAGCGCGTTTACCGGAGTAACTGGTATTTCGCTTGCCGGGACGGCTTCGTCCGCCGGTATCAACATTTCCGGCAACAACACAACGGCGATCACGATTGGAGCCCAGACGACTGCCGGTATTGCCATCACTGGCGCAACGGCAACCGGCATCAAGATCACCGGGGCCTGCACCACGGCAGCGCTGCAAATGGGCGTCTCCGGCACTACGGCAGGCGATTTCATCTGGTACGGGACCACGGCTCTGTACAAGGTGCTATTTGATGCGGACGGTGACACCAACGGGGCCGTTTATATCGGTGCCGACACTAAGGGCCTGATGTTCAAGCTCTACGGCGACACCACCGGCTGCGGGGTGTTTTGGGACCCGAGCACTGATACCAATGGCACGTTGAGCATCGGCGCGACTGGTGGCAGTAAAGGCGTCGATCTCACGGCTTATGGCGCCACCAACGGCTGTTCGCTGGCATGGGATCAGAGCGCCGACAAGCTGGTCGTTACCAGGACATCGGCTACGACCACGGCGACCAATATAATGACCGCAGAGGTCTTGCAGACGCTCACCGGGGCATCTTCCGTCAATACGGCAGAGGCGTTCCGGTCCGTCCTGACCTCTAACGTCCAGGTAGGCAACTGGGCAAACGCCATTCTTGGCAAGGTAGACTTTTCGTCTGCCGGGTATGTCACGGGCCTTGCCGGTGCAATTTGCGCAGAAATTGACTTGGCAGACGCCACAATCGGCGCAGGGTCTTACTGTGCGTTCGAGGCTGAACTCAACATCCCGACAAGTGGAGCCGGGTATGGCGTAAGTGTGCCGGTGGCGTTTCTCACCGGAAATGCTTGGGGTGCAGGTGTGGCCGCATGGCGTACCGGTGGGTACATCTTCAATTTTACCGGAGTTGGCACCGCTACGTCTGGCAAGATCTTCCAGGCGAACACGGCGGCGGCGGCTACGCATGCGCTTCGCATACTTATTGACGGCGTAGCTTATTACATCATGCTGACCGATACCGGCGCATAAGGAGACGATCATGGCCGAAACAAAAGCTGAAATGATCAAAGAAACAATCCCAACGGTGGAAGGAAAACCGAAGGGTAAGAAGAAATGATGAAATTCTACGGGATAGGACGCGCGTCCGATAAAGCCGGTTTCCTGGCTGGCTTTCCCGTGGGATCTACTAACCAGGGATACTATCAGGAGGTATCAAAATGATTTTAAGTGTGCTTGACCGTCTCATGTTGTTGTCGCTGCTGCCGAAAGAAGGGAGTTTTGTCACCCTCAAGATCATGAGGGATGCGTCAGGCATCTTGTCTTTCGATGAGGCTGAAATCAAAAGCCTTGGCATCAAAGAAGAGGGGGGCATGGCAACCTGGAATCAAGCGGCAGACACCGGGAAAGAAATAGCCCTGGGCGAGGCGGCGACCGAAATTATTGTCAAAGAGCTGAAGAAGCTCGATGACGCTGGCAAATTAACCGTAAACCACATGCCGGTTTACGAAAAATTCTTGAGGTAAAAAAAATGAATATCAATGATGGGATCAGAGGCGGGACTATCTGCCTGAGCAAGGCTGGGCTGACGACTGGTGATGGTAGCGCCCTCGGCGTGGGAATCGCGGCTCCCAATGGGGCCGGGGTTGACTTCGCTATCAACGGTGTATTGTTCCACAAAGCGGATGTCGCCACGGATGCGCCTTTGACGGCAGATACCGCTCAAGGCCTGCTGACCACGGCAATTTATCTGATCATGCTCAACACCAGCGGCACCGTAAGCAGCAAGCGGTCCAACATCGTGACCACCGCCGGCCTGGCTGCCGGTTCTGAGCAGATTCAGTTCCCGGTTCCTACGGTGGACACCTGCCCGATTGGTTATGTGCGGATTGCTTGCACGACCACTTACAACTTTACGCCAGGGACAACCGCACTGAGCGCCACCGGCATCACCGAGACTTTCGTTGACCTGATGACCGTTCCCAGCATGCCGTTGACCGCGTAATCAGTCTGAGCATTGAGTAACAGGGCCGCCCGTCTCAATGAAGGGCGGGCGGCCTTTTCTTTAATCTTCGGAGGAGGAAGTTCAAAATGGAAGTGAATTTAGATAAGACCAGGAAAATCCCAATGGATGAAATCGGCAAACACGACAATCCTAACGTTGAAATTGAAAAATTCAACGTGCCAGCCGAGGCGTTTGCGAATGAGATACTGGACATAATCGTCCACTCCACGAATGAAGAGGGTTCACTGGATGTCATTACTCCCAGCGTGAACGGTGTAAACCAGCCCATCGTTCGCGGTCGAATTCAGCCCGTGAAGCGGAAGTATGTCGAGGCCCTTGCCCGTGCTCGCATTACGAAATACACCCAGGAATTGGGCGATCAGAGAGACCCGGCCAGCCTGCGGATGGTCGAGCGCACCGTGCTTGCCTATCCTTTTGATGTCCGCAGAGACCCTAACCCGAAAGGCGCGGCCTGGCTTCAGGGGATTCTTGCCTCATGAACTACCTTCAGCTCTCCCAAAGACTACGGCAAGAGGCGGCGATATCCGGAACCGGCCCTACTTCTGTCCTGAATCAAGTGGGAGAGATGAAGGAGGTTGTTGATTGGGCCAACTCGGCTTATGAGGACATCCAGAATCTCCATACAAATTGGAGGTTCATGCAAACGGAGTTCTCTTTCCCGTTGATTTCTGGCACAGATACATACACCCCGGCTGCGGCCGGCCTGACAACTCTTGGCGAATGGCTCACGGACGACACAAGGGTTTATCTGACTCAATCAGACGAAAATCCAATGCAATACGAGCCGTGGAAGTTATTCCGGGAGGTGCGAGATATCGGAGCGGTGCAGTCCGGCCGCCCTACCCACTTCTCGATCAAGCCGAACAACTCAATCGTCTTCTGGCCGAATCCTGATGCGGTTTACACCTGCACCGGTGAGTACATGCTGAAGCCGGCCACGATGACTGCTGATACCGACGAGCCGATCTTTCCGTCTCAGTTTCACATGCTGGTCGTGTGGAGGGCACTTTTGTTCCAGGCTGCCCTGCTTGAAGCCCCGGCACGGTACGCACATGGTCAGGCAGAGTATAAGAGATTGATCAAGGCAATGGAGTTTTCTCAGGTTTCGAAATTCACCTATGGCAGGCCCTTAGCTTGACGACGAAAGTGGAGTACACCAAGATTTACGGGGGGCTTGACACCACAAGCCCGGCCCTCGCTGTCCAGCCGGGCCGGGCGTCATTTTGTAAGAATTACGAAGCGGGCAATACCGGTGGCCTCCGGCGGATTGATGGCTATGAGCGATTCGACGGCAGGTCGGCGCCGTCAGCGGCTACATATTACCAGTGTGCCGTATCGCTTACCGGGGCCGTGGTGGTCGGGGATACGATCACGGGCGTGACAAGCAGCAAAACGGCAGTGGTGGCGGCTACCGGCACGGGATATCTTGTTGTAACGAAAGTATCCGGGACTTTCACCGCGAGTGAAAATCTGACTGTCGGCGGTAGCCCTGTGGGCGCGTTGGTGGGGAGTCCTGTTCTGACTGGAGCGGCTACGAGCTACGCCCATGCGGTGGCACTGAACGCGGCTGCTGATATTTACCGAGCCGACATTAAAGCTCCGGGGGCTGTGTAATGGCAACTCGCTATTGGGTCGGAGACGGTGGTACTTGGGACGCATCAGACACCACACATTGGGGATCTGCGAGTGGCGTAGCTGACAATGCTTCCGTGCCAGGCCCTACCGATGCGGCGATATTTGACGCAGCGTCTTTCAGTATCCCGGCGCAGACAGTGACGATAGGGTCCATAGGAGTCGGGTCGATAAATTTTACCGGAGTAGACAACAATCCTACAATCACATTATCCGCAGAAATCAGTGTCTACGGCAATCTGACGTTGGTAACAGGGATGACGTTCAACGCCCACGCCACCTATCCGTTTCATATCACCGGGAATTGCGCTCTTACTTCTGCCGGAAAGTCTTTCAACACCGTCTATATCGATACTGGAACGGTAACTCTCACGCTACAAGATGCGGCTATTATTCTTGGTACATTGTACCCCAAAGCGGACTCTGTTTTAAACACGAACGCCAAGTCACTGTCAGTCCACAAGATCACCGGGGAATCCCCGCATACGATTACGGCAACCGGGTCAGTTATTACGTTCACCGGGGCCGCACCTCAGTTTGACCTGGTGAGTTCTTTGTTGACCGGTGGTGAAATCCGGATGGCAGTAGCAGCCACGACCGTGAACCTCTCTCAATATCTTGCACTCGCCAATTCAGCCATAACCAACAGCACATGGTATGTCAATCCTGCTGTGACGATCACGGCAACGGATACCACGTTCACCGGGTCAACATTCCACAACATTACGGTTGACGCCACTGCGGCCTCGAATTCAGACGGCGGGGGGAATTCTGGTGTTTTGTTTTCGGTTGTGGCTACCGGGTCAGGGCCAACCAGGGGCGGCGGAAAGCTGTCTGGAACGGTTTATGTGTTCCGGGACAACCTGGCCGGAACGGCAAAGAATCTCTGGAAGTCATCGGCGGCAGGGTGGGTTCAGGTTCCCCTCTACAGTCAGATATCATTCACCGACGGTGTAGCGGCCATAGCGGATGGCGCCTCGATTACACAGGTGACAACCGGGGCCTCGGCTACCGTCAAGCGGGTCGTAAAGGAGTCCGGAGATTGGGGCTCGAACGAAATCAGTTTCGGCACTGGTGTCGGAGAAATCTTCGCAGGCGACACGATTACCCAGGATGTAAGCGGCGCGGTGGGCGTTGTCCTGTCCGTGGGCAGAGAGTCCGGGACGTGGGGGACTGATGCCGCCGGGAAGATCTTTATGACGATCGCTTCCGGGACATTCGACGCAACGAACGTTCTCAGGGTTGGGGGGATCACCCGGGCGACCGCTACGAGCTTGGCGACAGCATACGGTGACGCTGCCGGCCGGTTGATATTGTTTCCGGTCTACGGCACCTTTGACGCGACAAATGCTATTCAGGTGTCAGCGGCCACCAAGGCGACCGCTTCGAGTCTGGTCACGGCGATAACTCTTCTTCCTGCAGGAAGATACGAAACCGTAAATTGCAACTTCGGTGCTGGCCTTCGCATGTACGGCTGTGACGGAATCAATTCAGGTTTCGAGTTTGACGGGACTGTTTATGTGCCGATCTCAACCGGAATGACCTCGGATATCCCGAACCACGTAGCGCACCACAAAAATAGGCTTTGGCTGTCCTTTGGCCGGTCCTTGCAAAACTCCGGTGCGGGGCTGCCCTATGAATGGACAGCGACCGTCGGCGCCAACGAAATTGCCATGGGTGACACGATTACCAATCTGCTCCCGTGGACGGGGAAGGCCCTGGGAATCGTGTCGGAAAACAGCGTCAGGCAACTGGTCGGCAACGATGAAAGCGATTGGGTTCTTGATGTGGTGGCCGACGATGTCGGCGGCCTTGCATATTGCGCTCAGAACTTGGCCGGCGTTGCCATGGTCCTTGGCGGCCAGGGCCTCGTCAGGATCGCGGCAGCTCAAGAGTATGGGAACTTCTCTCAATCAGCCGTAGGCCTGCAAGCTCAACCAGTTATTGACGCCATGCTTCTTATTGCTGTTGCCTCCAGCGTATATCGGACAAGAAGCCAGTGGCGGATTTACGGCAGTGACGGAACAGGGTTGTGCATCACGGCCAGCGTCGAGGGTAACGCCCCGGCCTACTACGTCACGCCGTTTGAATATCCAGTTGGGGTTTATGCTGTATTCAACGGTGATGACGACACCGTGTATCTGTGCAGCTCCGAGACCGGCTCCGGTGCCGGGATGGTCTACCAGGCTGACAAGGGTTCGAGCTTCGACGGCGCGGCTATCGAGGCTTATTTCCGGCTGGCGTTCAACAGTTCCAAGTCGCCGACAACGGTGAAGAGCTACCAGAGGGCAACGCTGGAATGCGCTACTGAAGGGTATTCTTCTGTCAGGTTCCACCCTGAATTTTCCTATGCAGACGGCAACATCCAGCAGCACATTCTTGAAACGGTGATCTTCGGAGGCCTTGGAGGGTATTGGGACGTTTCAACCTGGGGTGAGTTTTCCTATGACTCCAAGGTTGTTGACCAACCATCTATCGCGCTCCGGGGCAACGGCACCAACATGGCAATAATCGCCTACAGCAACTCAGATATCGACCTGGGCCACAAGTTCGACGGCGTAATTACGCACTTCCTACCACGGAGGATAACACGATGAGCACGTTTACCCCGCCTGCGGCAATTGCTTCCGCTATCCGAGCGCTTACTTCGCACATAAATAACCTGGCCGACACGATAGCAACGGCTTTCGGACTTCTTCCAGACGAGACGAAAATGAAACTTGAGACCGTCAATTATTTGACTTCCGGGGGCAGCGCGAACGCCTACACCTTGGCGCTGACGGCGATTACTGGCAGCTACACGGATGGGCAGTTGATCGTGTTCAAGGCGAATCACACGAACACGGGGGCGGCGACGATGAATGTCAACGGCATCGGCGTCAAGTCGCTTCGTGGGCAGGATGGTTCCGCCCTGGTGGCCGGCGACTTGATCGCGAACAAGATTTATACCTTCCGCTACAACGCAACCGCCACGTCGGGATTCGACATGCAGGGGCTTTCTGGCGGGAATATTACCAATGTGGCGACTGTTGCAGGGATCGCGGGGAATGTGACGACTGTTGCGGGAATATCGGCGAACGTGACGACTGTCGCCGGAATAAGTGCGGATGTGACGACAGTGGCTGCAATCCCGGCAGGCGATGTCGCCGCGGTGGCTGCCGTTGATTCTGAGGTTTCTACTTGCGCAGGTATCGCGGCTGATATATCCACAGTCGCGGCCGCTGGCGGGATAGCAGCCCCGAAAGTGATAAATGCGTTTGGTAGGGACATGACGGCGACAACTGGCACTGTATCATACACGGGGGCCGGTGGCACTCCTCGCGGGTTGATCGTTTCTTTTGTCGATTCCGCCGGGACAATTATGGGGAATGGGGTGGACGACGGGACCACTCATCAATGCAGCTACTCAAATTCTTCTGGGACGGCACAAGATACAAGCTGGTCAATAGCCTGCATAAATGGGGCCGGGGCAGGACAAAGGGGCTACGTTGCGTCTTTTGATGCGGACGGGTGCACTATCCAATGGGGAAAGTATGGCTCTCCGACTGGATACGCATATCTAATTTTCACCTATCTCTTTTAACGGAGCAAGATAATGGCAAAGTCTTACACACCAGGATGGGCCGAAGAACCTCCTACCGAGGAAGAACTTGGGAATCCCGCCGCCGTAACGGTCCCGAAAGCTGCTACTGCTCCGGCCCCGGCGGCCACTGCTCCAACATCCACCGTTAACCCGCTTGCCGGTGGGCTGCTTGGAAACGCCATGCCGAAGGCCTCTACGGCGACCGCCGGCGGCTATGTGGCCGGCCCCACTTACGACGGCTCAAAAAACCATTACGAAGCGTCCGCCGACGAGACGGTTTTAGGCCAGCTTGACCGCTTGCTCAACAAGAACGGCTCTTATGTGCAGCAGGCCAGGGCCAAGGCACTGTCTCAGGCGAACAGCCGGGGGCTGGGCAATTCAAGCCTCGCCGCCGGGTGGGGTAAACGGGCAGCGATAGAGTCGGCCCTTCCAATCGCGCAGCAGGATGCCGGATTCGGCCAGGATTTGCGCAAGGTCGAGCAAACCGGGATCATCAACTCGCAGCTCAACAAGCAGCAGGAGATGGGCCAGGCCGGGCTTGCTTACGTCCAGGGCGAGCAGGCCCGGACGCTCCAGACTCAAAGCGATGCGGCGGCTATGGCCCGGCAGGTGGCGAAGCAGGTGGCTGATGAACAGTCCCAGAGCTTGCAGATGTCGGCTGACGTTCAGAAGCAGCTCCAGTCAACGCTTGGGCCGATGAGCCAGCAGTATCAGGCAGGACTGACCTCAATCTTGACGAGTACGGCTTTTGCCGATGACGCCTCTCGCCAAGCGGCCATTCAGGATTTGACGAACCGGTACCGGGCCGATGTAAATATGCAGGTGGCTTTCGCGGGGATGGAGCCGTTCGTTTGGGAATCACAAGCGGGAGTTAATGGAGAATCCAGCGCTCCAATTAATACCGTTCCGGCAGGATCTTCTGCCCCCACCGCTCTTAACCCGTTCAAGACCGTTATCCTGTCCAGGTTGAGGCAGATGTTCCCGACATTGAATATCACAAAAATTCCGGCAGGACCGAATGATCTTGGGTGGGCGGAATATAATCAAATGCTTTCCGGCCAGCAGTAAATGAGAGTCGCCGGGCTCAGGGACATAAACCAGGTGATTGAAATTTTAAGTCCACCTTTAAATTCAGATCCGTGGTTGGCTTTTGCTCATGTTCTTCAGTCTCCTGATTGCCGCATTTTACTGCCGGCGGAAGACAAGCTGGTGTTCTGCCAGCGAACCGGCCCGGCGCAGTGGGATGTTCATGTCCATGGGGATATTGGCTCCGTGATTGAAGCCGGGTTATGGATGTTTAGAAACGAAAACTGTGAAGTTCTTTCTTGGGTTCCGGATAATCCTTCCGTTGCGCGGTGGGCTCGGCGATTGGTCGGGCTTGTCGGCGCAGAGAAGCAAGATCAAAAATACATTTTAAGGAGAGAATCATGCCTCCAGTTGCAGCAGCAGTAGCGTGGATAGGGACGGCGGTTGCCGGTGGTGTCGGATTGGCGGCTGGAACAACTGCCTTTGCCGTGGTATCTACGGCGGTTAGTGGCGCGGTCATTGGCGCGGTAGCCGGTGGTGCCATGGCGGCGATTACCGGCGGAGACATCAAGAAGGGGGCCTTGATGGGTGCCTTGACTGGCGCGGTTGCTGGCGGGTTTGCTGGTTATTCTGCCGGGACTGCTGCGAACGCCGCCGCCGCTACCACGACAAACGCCTCGGCCTCCTCTTTGGCTTCTGGCGGCTCAATGATTCCGGGGGCTGGGGCTGCCGGGGGCCTTACGCCAGCGCAAGCGATGTTGACGGGGGCGGTTTCTCCCAGCACAGGGATGGGCATAATTTCAAATGCAAGTCCGGGCTTGGCTGGCGTCGGTTCCGGAGCTGGCGGCCTGGTCAGTAGCGGTGTAAGCGCGGACACGGCGGCAATCTTGGCCTCAAATGCAAAGCTGGCCAGTAATGCCACAAAAGCCACGATGTGGGGAATGGGAATCAGCAAAGCGGCAGAAGCAGCCATGGCCCCAGACCAGGCCGAACTTGCAGAGACGCAGACCGATGAGGCCATCCGACGCGATGAGGCCGGAAAGATCAAGATGGCTATGCCGACTACCGCCGTCAAGGCGCCAACGATCTCACGCAACCCGTTCCTCGAAGCGCTTTACGCCAACAACGCAAAATACAGCAAGGTCGGAGGTGCCGCATGAAGGGAATACTTGAAAAAGAAATGCCAGAAGCCGGACAAGTCCAGGACAAGGCCGGTCCGGGTGGCGGAGAGACGCAGCAAGATCCCGGCATGCCGCCACCCCCTGAAGTTCTGCAACAGATGGGGATGACCCCTGAGCAAATGCCAGCACTGAACGAATATCTCGCCAACGGCATGAAGCTGATTCACAGCACGAAAACCAGAGATGTGGTTCTCGACACGCTGGGCAAGGTCGGCCTTGCCCAGACGCTCATTCCAATCATAGAAAAACTTGACCAGAGTGCTTCTGCTTCTGGACGTGACATGCCGGATATGGTAAGGTTCATTGCCGGGTTCGCCCTGCTCAACCAACTGGCAGAAATTGGCATGGCCGCGAAGGTCGGGCAGTACGGAGAGCAGGAACTTATGCAGGCGTTCTCTGAGGTCATGGCCGACCAGGTTGACAAAGGCATCAAGTCCGGCAAGTACGACCCACAGGAAATGCTTAAAGTCGCTGAGGATGCCGCCAACAAGACCGGCCTTGGGCAAAAGATGCAGGGTCAGCCGGGGCAACAGCAACCAGCACAGCCGCAACAACCTGGCGGCATAATCGCAGGAGCGCAGAGATAAAAAAACTTATGAGAGGACGATATGAGCCGGAAAAGCAAGATTGACACAATGATGGCCGACGCAGAATCTGAAGGTTTTGAAATGCTTTTTACTGTTATGATGAAGTCGCCTGATAGTCATAAGGCGAGGCGTCACGCCGTGCGGTTAGCGCTCTCAGCCAAAAGAGTAATAAAAAATAAGTATAACGCTGCCGTAAAAGGGTGGCGGTGGTTTTCGTTCAATGATGGATGCGCCCCCTACACAGGGATAGAATTTCTGTGCTGCAAAAGATAGTATCTATTTTATCAAAACAAGGATTAATCAATGAACTTATCCCGTGGGATTCTTGGTGCAATCGGTGGCGCGGCGCAGGGTTACGGTGTCGGCAAGGACAACGAATTCAAGACGGCTATGTCCGGTAACAATATGTTGCTTGAGGATATCCGGGCGCAGAACCTCGCCAGATTCCAGAGCAAATTGCGTATTGATGAGAATATCGCTTCAGATAATCGGCAAGAGGCGTTCAAGATCGCCGGAGAAGGCCGGAAGACTGCGGCGGATATCGCCATGAAAGACAGGGAGCCGGTTGGCATTGATTCTTCTGGCCGGACTATAACCTGGGGAGAGTTGAAAAAGTTGCCTCCAGAAGAACAGGCCAAGGCAAAAACCAAGTTTAGCCTCGAAGCGGAAAAAGCCGCCAACGATAAGGCGCAAAACGAAGCGACCGGGGCGTATCAGGCCGGCATGCTCGGGGTCAACCAGGGCGAATTGGCCTTGAAAGAAAAGCAGGAGAAAGCCAAAGGGAAAACTGGCATAGGATTCAAGCAATGGAGTGAAGCCGCTGATTGGTATGACAAGAAATGGGTCAGTGCCAACCCGGAAAGCACTGACCAAGTGGCTCGGGCCAACTATGTGACCAAGCAGTTAAGGGCGGCAGGATACCCCACCACTCCACCGGGCGGCGAGTTCTCGGAAGCAAGTGGGTCGCCTGGCACGCAGCCCCAGCCAGGCGCGCCGAACCCACAGGATGGCAATGTCGATCTGCTCGGGATAAGTATCGAGAAGGTGACTTCAGGACAGCCGGAGAAGGCGGCAGAACCTTCAGACTCGCAAGGCTCAACCCCCGCGCCTTCATCCCCAGAACCGACGGCAGAAGGCAAAGGTATTTTGTCCGGCAGCATGAATCTCGGTACAGTCCTTGGCGGTGCCGTCAAAAGTGGAGTCTCCGCGACCAAAGCCGTTGCTGGAGCCGTCCCTGGTGTCGGTGATTTCGTCAATGAGAATGTGGCAAAAATGGCTTACGGCATGTCCCCCATTGAGGCCGCTAAGTTCTTGATGGGCAAGTCAGCAGAGTTCTCGGCATGGTGGGCCGGAGCGGCAGAGAATCAGCGCAAAGCATTTCTTGACAAGGTAAATACGGAAGCGAGACAAAAATATTATTCGGAGTAGTCCACATGAATTTAACCTTCGTTAACGACCCTCGTTTCGTAGGATTACCTGAAGATAAAAAGAAGCTCGTATTCAATGATGTCGTCAAGACGATGGCGTCGAGTGATGTCCGGTTTTCGAGTCTTGATCCCGTCAAGCAATCCCTTGTGCTTGATGACTTGTGGGCGGTAGCGAATCCTCCCTCAAAGACAAATGTTATGGGGGCCGTTGGGGATGTAGGGAGAGGCTTGCTGCGAGTCCCTGGGGACGTGGCTTCTTCTGTCGCTTCTATTTTCGACGATCCTATGAGGTCGGATGGGTGGGCAGACCAGTTTATCGAAGGCAGACAGGCAGAGCAATCAACGATTGATGAAGCTCCGGGGGCAAGTGAAATAGCAGTCCCAGGAACTACTGTAACTCGACAAGAGATACGAAGTGGAATGGGAAGCCTGGGCTATTCCGGGGCTGCAATGGCGGCTGGCGTAGCTCCAAGGGTCGCCGCTACTGTCGCAGGGGCTCTGTTGGGATCAGAAGTGCCATTGGTCGGGAACTTGGCAGGTGGTGTTCTCGGATTCATGGGCAGTGCCGCCGCATCAGGCGGCGCGTCTTACCGGATGGATAAAAACAATTTCATCCGTCAATACAGGAGGTCTCTATCCAAGAAGGAAGGCCGCACCATCACTGACGAAGAGTTCGCCGCCCTAGAGCCTGGAAAGGTGGCGGATGCTTTGAGGGAGCACGGACTTTGGGAAGCTGGCCCGGAAGGTATTGCCAACGCGATTGAATTAGGCTTGATGGGGAAGATATTTAAAGGTGGCGGGTTGACCACCAAGGCCTTGAAGTCTTTCGTTGGCCTTGTCGGGTTCGAGCTTGGCTCTGAAGCGGTAACGCAAACCGGGGGCAAAAACGTTGAGGTCGATCTCGGCATGCAGCCTGAGAGCGAGCGCAGGTCATGGACCTCCATGCAAGATCAGTTGAAGTCTGTGAGGGAAGTAGCCCCGGCAGTCTTATTGATGGGTGGAATAACAGGCAGCGGGGCTTACGCTGCCGGTAAAATTAATTCAGCCTTATCTCCCGCCGAGGCTCCAGCGCCGCCCGACCTTCTTTCCCAGATCAAAACCAAACTTACCGACGGGGCCGTCACTCCGGAAGAAGTGCATGCGCTCCTCCCGCAGATACTGGCCGCTGGGGTGACGGCTGACGAGGTGAGTTCGCTCCTCGCTACGCATGGGTACGAGGGCATATCAACGGCCAAGACTACCGACGAGGCCATTGCCGCATTCCAGCAGTCCGTAGGCAACCCGCTTGCCATCAAGAAGCATGGTGAAGACCTGGCCGCTGGATTCGTGGCGGACAGGGAAAGGCTTGCTGCTCAGACAGCCGAAAGAGAACGGGAATCGATTCAGCGGTACGGTGAAGGGCTCATGACCGACTTTGCCGCGCAGAACGAAAACATCGCGGCGGCGACTACCTCCCGGAACGATCAGTTCAGCCAGAACGTCCAGCGTATTCAGGGCATGGCCGCAACACCACCGCTCCTGCCGATGCCGGAGCGTGGTTTCACGATGGCGGACCCGGCGCCAGCGACGGTGATCAGAAAAGCGCCGGGCTCCGGGGTCTCGCCGACCGAACCGTACACCGCCGGAGTGGCGCAGAATCCAGAGGTGATTATCGGTAGGGCATTCAAGACGCAGGCCGGGGCGGCTGAGTCATTGCGACAGCGCGGCGTAAAAGGAACGCTCAAGGCTGACGAGTATGAAGTCTACCCAGCCCCTGGGGGCGGCTACCAGATCCGCACAAAGAAGGCCGGTATCCCAGGCGTCATCGAGCAGAAGCGCACCGCCGAAAGCATCAAGGCCGAGAAAGAGGCCGTTGTCCGCTCGAATCCGCTTTTCGCCGCCGTCCAGTCCGCGAAGAAGCGCCCGTTGAGCCTTGCCGCCTTGCGTCAAGATTATGACGCTGACACGGTAAACATGCTCCTGAAAAAATACCCCGGCATGTTCAGCGGCAAGAGCAAAGCCGCGCCGGATGAGTTCGCCATTGACAACGGTTTCTCCGGCCTTGACGACATGGTGGAGCAGTTGAAGGCGTCACCGTCCATGGCCGCACTCCGGCAGAAATACGAAACCAGCGAGGACCAGGCCGGCGACCGGTTCAGCGGCGTTGACGAAATGGTGAGGAAGGGATTCGAGCCGAAGATTGATTCACTCGGCAACCCTCAGAATATGGTGGCCGGCCAGCTTGAGAAGGGCGACAAGGTTTACGGCAGCATCGGTGATCACCCAGTTGACGAATACGAGTTGAAAGGCACCGAAGATGGCAATTACATTTTTCAGGATGGCGTCCGGGTTGAGGTGGACCCGTTCGAGCCTATCCGAGCGCAAGGAGTAAAGAAGGGTGAAGGCACGAACATTGCCGGTAGCGATAGAGCGCCGGTTGGGGATGTGGGTGGTCAGGGTGCTGTGGTTGGGCCGCGAGGAGCCGCCGGTCAAGAGCCTGGCGGCGGCGGTTCGGCTCGGCCTGCGGAACAGCCCGGAGAGGGTGTGGCGGTAAAACAGCCGTGGGAAATGACGAGTGCGGAATGGGTTGGAGCGGATCAACATGGGCAGTCTCCTTACGAAAAGTACATAGGGTCCAAGCAAAATTTAAAGTGGCGGGCGGAAGATCGCGCGAAAGCAATGGCGGCCCACAAGTGGGGGATCGTCAAGCAAGCCCTTGAAGAGGGTAAGCCAGTTCCACCACACGTTCTCGCTGAATATCCTGATTTGTTCAGCACGGCGGTAAGGCTCGCCAACGCAATAGGCAAACCTGAGCAAATAGCCACGCTGAACCAGATGGGGGTCACCGGTGAAGCAGAACAGGCGGATCATATCGTCAGGGATGCCGTGAAGCAGCCCATGGACATCGCCACGGCTTTGAGAACCAAGGGCAACCATAGCAAGGCGGCAGAACTTGAAGCAAAAGCACGGGCAAACGGAGACGCATTGAAAGCCGCTGACGGCTTGCGTACCGAGCAGGCCGTTGACGCGATACTTAAACCTCAACAGGAGAAAACCAATGAAGAAAGGAACCAAGAAGGGCTGTTGAAACCAGAGGGGCCGCAGACTGTACAGCCTACTGAGCAAGCGCCGGTGGCTGAGGTGGCCCCTGTACAACAAGAGCACCCCACAGGACCGGCGCAAGCCGACCGCAAATCGGAGCCGGTGACGACCGGCGCGGGGCTACAAACCCAAAGTATTTCGGATACCAAACAGGAGGTGCAACGTGGGCGAACCGAAGAACCCGATAAACCGGGAAGAAATGTGCCGCCTTCTGGGGACATTGTACCAGAAGCAGCAAGAGTTGAGCCGCAAGCCTCGCTCACCGTCACAACCCGGCAGCGAGAACTCGAAAACGCACGGGACATGCTGGCAAGAGACCCAGAGAATGCCCTGAAGCTCGCCCTTGTCCAGCAGGCGAAAGAACGGCTTGATGCGGTGAGTAAAGAAGAAAAGCCGGCAGCCGGGGTCCAGGAAATAAGCGGGACGGCACCGTATACCCTGGCAGACCATGAATCCCTCGTAAAGCTCCTCATGAAAGGTGAGGCTACGGTTCCGCAAGTCCAAGAGGCTTACTCCAGAGTCCGGGCGTCGCGTCCAGCGCTTGAAGATGAGTTGCGGAAGAAGACCGTCGCAGAGTTGAAAAAGCTGTCAAGCGGCTACAACCGTGCAGATAATAAAGCTGAATACGTGCGGTCCGTGGCGAATGACCTTGAGACATCCTTTGCGTATCTCAATAATTCTGGAATGTTTTCATACTCAGGGATTGGACCTGACGCACGTATCAAGGCCATTGACGCCATAGTCGCAGGTCTGACGCAGGCCAACCTCGACGCTTACGCCGAGAAATTTAAAGCGCGACGAGCCGAACGGGCCGAGATGCTTGAGGGCGTAAAGAATCCTAAGACGCTTGTGGACTTTAGGCGCATGGCTGAGTTGAAACGTCAAGGAGGCAAAAGCAATAATGATATTTTTGAGGAGCTAAGTTCTGACCAGCTTGCGGAATGGGACCGTCTGGAGGCTGAGGAGTCCAGGGGCAAGAGAGCAGAGAAACCCCCCGTCGTCGCCGCGTCCGTTACGACCACCGGCGAAGTCATCGAGACAAAGCACACCAAGACCGGGGAGCCGCTGTTCGTCGTCAAGCCAGCCGAGCGTGTGGCTCGTGATGCTTACAACGCTTGGAACACGGCGGCCAAGCGGATGGGCGGCCACTACTCGTCATTTCGTGGCGCCGGGGCTGTGCCGGGATTCCAGTTCAAGACGCGCGCCGCTGCCGAGGCGTTCCAGAAGTTCATGACCGGTGACACCGAAGCGGCCACCGCTGCCGTGGAGGAGCGTGGAGCCGCGAAGGAACAGACCGGAGCTGAACGTCTGGCGGCCATGGCTGACGCCCTGGAAGCGAAAGCGCAGGCGTCGTTGTCTCAGGATCGTAAAGCGAATACCAGCCGCCGGGCCGCGCAGGCCGCGAGCGCCGAGGCGTCTGCCAGTGCTGACGTTGCCCTGGCAAAGACGATGCGCAACATTGCCGCCGCCATAAAAGATGGATCGGCGGTATTCCTTGATAAGGTCCGCGCCAAAGTCCACATTGAGCTGCTGCAAAAGTTCCTATATGACGCACGGTACGCCGAATACCCGCAATACTCCGACTACGAAAAGCACCGTTACGACCCATACACCAATGAGACAGTCGATAAAGCGGAGTTCCCAAAGTACACCACCTTTACGTCCACCTGGGCGAGGATAGGCCGGGAACTATCCGCTATCGATGGCTCCAAGCTGATTGGCGAGCGGCTGCTTAAGGTGGCCAACGACGTGACCGACGAGTACAAAGCGTTTGCTAAAGACCATCTGGCGCAGTTGTCCAGCTTTACAGCCAGCGGCAAGCCTCCAGTATTCCCCACACAGAAAGCGGCAGAAGCGGCCATAGCGCGGTCAGGTTACAAAGGCAAAGCGGTATCCTTCCAGGAAGGGCGCGGTAAGCACCGTGTGATCATGGGGCCTGAGCTGGCCAAGGAGCGCGGGATCTGGCCGGGCGCAGAGGACAAGAGAATTACGCTGCGGGCTGATTTTGTCGAGGAAATTCTCGGGAAGATGAAAGAGCCGCAATGGTATTTGAAGTCGGTCCAGGAGAACCGGGCGCGACTCGCCGCCATGGGCATTGAGTCCCCGGCGGAACTGCGGTCTGCTTTGCGGGAATTTATCGCGCTGAATGAGGCTGCTGAAAGGCCGAGCAAAGTAAAGCAGCTCGAACGCGCCATGGTTGGGCGCCGCAATGACAGCCTTGATTTCTTCCCGACTCCGGCTGGCACGGTGCAGACCATGCTTGACGCCGCCGGGATCCGGCTGGGTATGACCGTCCTTGAGCCGTCTGCTGGCATGGGGCACATTGCTGAGCAGATCCGCGAGGCTGGTGTTGAGCCTGACGTGGCGGAGATGGCCAGCGACCGACGCGAACTGCTGGACGCCAAGGGTTTCAACGTGGTCGGACAGGACTTCATGGATGTTGGTAAAACTGGTACATCACCGTTACAAGAAGAACTAGATGCTTTGCTGAAGAAAAGAGATTCTATTAGAGAAAAGCAAATGGCCCGTTTCCACAATGGGAGTGCCACACGGGCCAGAACCACCACGGGAAATGCTGATGCTGACAGGGTAAACGAACAGATTATTTCGTTGCGGGAGCAGATAAAATCAGAAGATAAGGTTGTCCCCAGCCAGTACGACCGGATCGTCATGAATCCCCCGTTCAGCAATCGCCGAGACGCCGAGCACGTTCAGCACGCTTACACGCTGTTGAAGCCGGGCGGCAAGATTGTGGCGCTCATGGGTGAGGGCGTATTCTTCGGCCAGGACAAGAAGGCCGTAGCGTTCCGCGAGTGGCTGGAGTCGGTCGGCGGCACGTCTGAAAAGCTGGAGGGCGACACGTTCCAAGACCCGTCTCTGCCGGTTACGACGGGAGCCAATGCGCGGATGGTGGTTATTGACAAGTCGGGAGGTTCAGAAAAGAGTAAGCCTGCTGAAAGTCTGTTCTCCAAGTCCACCACCCCGTCAACCAACCGCACCGTCGCGCAAGTCACCGCCGAGTCCCGCGAGTACCTTGGCGTTGGGCATGACAATATGGTGAAGGCCGGGAAGCTGGTTGTTGTGGTGGATGAGAGCGGGTTGCCGGATGGGGTGCGTCAGGACGGGTTGTTTATGACCGCTTGGCATGGGTCGCCGCACCGGTTTGATAAGTTCAGTACCGAAAAAATAGGCACTGGGGAAGGGGCTCAGGCTTATGGGCACGGATTGTACATGGCGTCAAGCCGTGCGGTGGCCGAATTTTACCGTAAATCTCTCACCGATAACCGCCCTAATTTTAACGGGAGGGACGTTGTTTTCTCGGGGACAAAAGCATCACTTGATAACGCTGCCGCCAGCATAATAGACAGAATGTACGAAGATGGGGAATCGTTTGAGAGCGCAAAAGAAAACGAAATAAAAAAACTTCTATCGTTCCGAGCGTGGGGTGAAAAAAATAATCCTGGAAAAGTTAATGCCGCTTACTTCGATGCAATGGTTGAATATCTATCCCAGATACAAAAAGATCAAATATCGATAGAAATAGGTGCCCTGTATGAGGTAGAACTGGAACCAAAAGAAGACGAGTATTTGCTTTGGGATAAACCGTTAAGCGAGCAGAGCGAAAATGTACGGTTTGCACTGGCTGCGAATTCAGACTTCGCGCAGGGCGAGATCAGCCAGACGCACAGGGGGAGCTATTTATATAGGTATATTGCGGATGGGCTTGATAGCGATAAGGCCGCCTCCGAATATCTTCACTCTCTCGGAATCAGGGGCATCAAATATCTGGACGGCACCAGTCGCGGCAAGGGTGAGGGTAATTACAACTACGTCATTTTCAGCGACGACGACATAAGCATCAAGGCTCTTTACTCCAGGTCTGGCTCTGTTGTAGGCGCATACCACAACGGCAAGATCTATCTGGTAGCCGACCGTCTCCGGGCCGGCGACACCCGTTACGTCCTGGCCCACGAAGCGATTCACCTTCTGAGCCGTGAAGATTCGGGTTTCATGAAGCTGTTCGGCAAGATCAAGGCTGACTTCGAGGCGGCACGGGCGACCGACAAGTCCGTGCAAGCGGCCTTTGCTCGTGTGCCGGCCAATACCCCTGCCGAGGTCCGCACCGAGGAGGCGATCGGTTATCATTCTCAAGAACCATCAAACCACACGTCCCCCTGGTATCGGCGGCTCTGGACGGCGATCAAACTATGGATGCGGCGAGTTGGCCTGCCGGTTGGTCGGTTCACGCCGGATGAGATTATCGCGGCGGTGACTGGCCGGTTTAAGAGGTTCGCTGAGAATGTCGGGGCCGAGGAACGGGCGGCGATGGGTGATGCGGTTGCGGCGTTCAGCAAGCAGTTTGGGATCACGGTAGCCGAGGCACAGAGCCAATATGACGCGGTGGTCGAGAAGTTCAAAGATATCAAGGCGGGGACAAAACTTGGTTCCGGGTGGGTATTCCATAACACCAAAAGCAAAGACCTTGAGTTGATCAAAAAAGAAGGGCTTGGTGGCGGGAGCTTTGTTGAAAAACCTGGATTTGATTTTGGTGGAGATGTGTGGTTGGCGGTCCGGGAAAGCGACCTCCGCAATGTGCAAAGGGGTCAATACGGGGCCATGGTCTCTCTTGAGCCTCAATGGGGGCCAGGAATAGGTGGCGATGGGTTCCATGAAATACCAGCGTCCCGAGTGTATAGAGTTGACAAAAAGGGGCGGGTTATTTCTAGGCTTGGGGATTCGCAGTGGATGAAGGCCCCCAACGGCCAGCCGACAAAGTTGAACGAAAGGCAGTGGGTGCAAACTCGGACTGAGGCGTTTAAGGAGTGGTTCGGGGACAGCCGGGTGGTGGACGCCAATGGCGAACCGCTAGTCATGTACCACGGAACGCAGGCGGATTTCAACGAGTTTTCTGACGATTACTCCGGGTCCGGGACATTGGGGGCGGATACCGAAGGGACGTTCTTTTTTACGAGTAAGCCGGGGGTAGCGGATGATTTCGCCGGACGTTCCGTCGGGGCCAGCGTTTACCCCGTTTTCTTGAAGGTAGAGAATCCTACAGTTTGGGATATGAGCGGTGGGGCGTACAGGGAAGGTTTTTTAAAGGAAACGATCAGCGAGGCAAAAAAAGAAGGAAGCGACTCGGTGGTATTCACCCATATGGCTGACGGTTCAATTTCTACTGTAGGGCCGTGGAAGGTTTCGCACATTGTGGCAATCTTTAGCCCCGACCAAATAAAATCCGCCATCGGCAACACCGGCCAATTCTCGCCCTTCACCGACGACATCCGGTACAGCAAGGCCGAAATAGCGGCGGCGGCCAAGGCTCCACTTTTCTCCAAGGAGTCAGACCCGATTCTCGCCGCCCTGCTGGCCGGTGATATCGCCGGAGCTGCCCGACTGAATAGCACGGCAGAATACCACGAAGCGACCGGGGCCACTCCTCGCCCGATGGGAATACTCCAAAACGCCCCAGAGCTTTATGAGCAGGTAGGAACGTACCTTTGGGACAAAGACATAGCGATTGAGCGTGTGCAGCGCGAAGTCGGGCCACAACCGGTGACGAGGGATTATGCCTTGCTCCGGGGATTAGTCGGCACGAAAACGGCAAGCGAAATTGAAGTGTTCGACCGGGATGTACTCAAGCCCCTGCTGAAGTTCCTTGCTGACAACAAGATCACCATCCCGGACCTTGAGCGCCTGGCCTGGGCGCAACATGCACCTGAGCGCAACCTACAAATGCGGCGAGTCAATGCCCGGCAGTACATCGACGCCCTTGTGGCGCAGATGACCGAGAAAGAACAGGGGCCATACGCCAAGAGATTGTTCGACGTCAACACCGAGTTCGTCATGGATCAGCAGACGCTTAACGAGCGCCGCGACAACTACGTGGGCATGATGGATGAAATTTCAGAAAAGGAAATCAGAACGCAAAGGCAACAGGCCGCCGAAATCGACGCAGACCAGGACGCTCTTGATGTCCGCGACGACATCGAGGACAAGACCAGGCAGTATCATCAAGACCGGATCGACAACAAGCGTGACCGCCTTGCCGCTCGCGTGAAGGTCGCGGAGAAATGGAACGATGTGAAGGGCCGTCTCTCCGGAATGACCGACGAGCAGGCTGCCGAGGTGGTCGCAAGCCATAAGGCTGGAAGTCCGATATTCGAGGCCACCAGAAGACTGAGAGCCATAAACGAGCAGGCGCTTGAAACTAACTTTGAGGCCGGAGAGATCACCGAGGATGAATACCGGGCGATAAGCGGCACTTACGAGTTCCACGTTCCGCTTTACCGTGAGGACATGGAAGATAACCGCCAGCCAACCGGCAAGCCTGGCACCGGTCCGCTGGCAAGCCCGATCAAAATGGCCTCTGGATCGACCAAGGGAGTTGTTGACATCTTCGCCCACGTCATTGACCGCTACCAGGCCGCCATCAGCAGGAAGTACAACCTTGAAGCTGGCCGGGCGCTTTACGAGATGGTGAAGGAAAACCCGGATGAATCGAAGTGGTCCATTGTCGAACGCGAAAAGAAGCCGTACCGCGACAAGGAAGGGAATGTCAGGTATTACCAGGACATGAGCCTGTCCCTGTCGGAAAACGAAACGAAGGTCAAAGTTGACGGCAAGGTCTACATCGTCAGCGTTCCGAAAGACAACAAGCCGATGTTGCGGTGGATGGCCGCGATAAATTACAAGGCGAATGACCTTGGCCCGATCACCAGGGCGTCGAGATACGCAGTTCGCATCATGGCGGCCTTGAACACCGTGGCCGCGCCTGAGTTCTTGATGTCGAACTTCATCAAAGATCTGCAAACTGCCACGATCCACCTGACGGCCACTGAAGCGAAGAACATGAAATGGGCAATCGTCAAGTCGCTGCCGACGGTGATCAGGGGAATTTACCAGGCAGAGCACGGGGATTATTCGTCCGAAATGGCGCAATGGCACCGCGACTATTCCGAGCACGGTGGTAAAATTTCTTGGAGATCCGGATACGAGAATGTCCAGGAACTTGCCAAGGAACTGCAGAAGGAACTTGAGACGCAAGAAGGCAAGCACCCCGCACGGGCAACGTGGAGAAAATACACCGAAATTATCGGCAAGGCGAGCATATCAGTCGAAAATGGTGTCAGGCTTGCCACCTACAAGGCACTTGTCGAGGCTGGTGTGGAAAAGAACAAGGCCGCCCAGACGGCGAAAGGCTTGACGGTAGACTTCACGAAGCATGGGACGGTCGGGCCGTTCCTCAATTCAATCGTCATGTTCGCCAACGCCGGTATTCAGGGCAACGTCACCATGATCAAGAATCTGGTGAAAAGTCCTACCGTGCGGAAAATTGCTGGTGGCATTGTCGGGCTCGGGGCGCTGACCAATGTCCTTGGCGTGATGATGGGCGGAGACGATGATGACGGTGAATCATACTACGATAAGCTGAAGCACGAAAAGCCGTCCCTGTTCGAGCGGAATATGATTTTCATGATTCCGGGGTCAAAGGGCGACTACTTTAAAATCCCCATGCCCTACGGGTACAATGTTTTTTTTGTTCTTGGCAATGAAATGGCATCAGCCTGGCGTGGAAATGATAAGACCGAAGCGGCGGTAAATTTCGCCACGGCTTTGGCCGGCACATTCAACCCGATCCAGGCCGCCACGGTGGCGCAGACCTTCACGCCGACGCTTATGCGCCCGGTAGTCCAGGTGGCCGAGAATAAGGCTTGGCATGGCGGGGACCTGATGCCGGCCACCAATCCGTTCGACCCGAAGCCGGACAGCGAACGGTATTTCAAGTCGGTAAATCCCATCATCAAGGCCGGGGTGCAAGGACTGAACAGGCTGACCGGTGGAGACAAGTTCGAGAAGGGCGCCATTGACGTTTCCCCTGAAACAGTCGAAATGCTTGTCGAGACTGTGACCGGATCAGCCGGACGGTTCGCCAAGGATATATTTTCCCTCCCGGTTGCTATGTTCTCAGAAAACGGGCTTCCTGCAGAAAAAACTCCGTTCATCCGGAAGATGTACGGCGCCAATTCGAGCTATGGTGATTCCAAATTGTACAGGGAGAAAAGCGAAAAGGTAGAATTGCTGCTGAAGAGATTCAAGGATGCTGACCCGGCAGGCAAGAGGGAAATTATCAGAGATCCATTATACAGACTTGCCGGCGCATATCGGCAGACTGACAAGCAAGTTTCTCTTTTGAACAAGACATTGAAGCTGGCGCAAAAGAAAAACGACAAGGCGAGGGAAGAGAGAATCGCCCAGAAGATTGCCGAAGTGAAGAAAAAATATGTCACCGAGTACAACAAGTTATCCCGGTAGCATGAATAATGTTGCCTTTGTAAAACCCGTAATGTATTATCGAAAAGAAAACCATTTAACGAGGTACTAGAATGAAAAAACTGATAATCTCCCTGGCTTTTCTTCTGGCCGCATGCGCCTCAGCTTTCGCCTTCACCGATACGCCAATGTGGGTTACGAGTGCGCTCACAAACGACTCGGCGGCGATGACTCAGCCGGGGTACTGTTACGGTCTCATGGTCACGCCTGACGGCACGAATAACGTCACCATTAACACTTACGATAACGACTCGGCGGCAGGCGGCAAGATAATTCATCCAGCCTGGACGCTGACCGGTTCCGGCGGGTCGCAAACCCTTTCTTTCAATCCGCCTATGGAGATCAGGAACGGGATCTATGTTGACGTAACCACTACTGGGACCGTCAGTTACATGGTTTATTACCGGAGGCTGTAGATAATGAAAAAGACAATCGCTTGCATTTTATTTCTGCTGCTTCCGGTTCTTGCCACTGCCGGCCCGATGATCTTGGGCGGGTCGTCAGGCTCAGGAATTCCCGGTGGGACAGGTGGGGATGGAGCCATTCAGTTTAACGACTCCGGAGTGTTGGGAAGCAGTCCGCTCGTTCGATTTAACGACTCATCCGGCAACCTGAACGTCCGGACTATATGCGGCAATGACGGCCTGAATTGCGTTTCACCGCCGTTCACTTTTCCATTTTCCGGCCTGACCTCTTGGGGGGAATCGGCTGGGACGAATGGCAAGTTTATCGTGTCTGACGGCAACGACTCAACAGTACCGCTATGGGGCTCGGTGGCCGGCACAGGCACCGTCACCAATGACAGCAATTTCGCGAATAATCTGGTAATGGTGGGCCGCGGCGGGGTGGTTGTCGGGGCGTCAAGTCTTTCTGTCAACGATACAGTCCGTTCACCTTCTGTTCTGACAAGCACGAATATTCTGGTCGGCGCTGGCGGCCGCACGGCGGTACCATCCAGTTTGACAGTCAATGACTCCATGCGCAAATCGACTTATGACGTCAACGATTCCGGTCGGGTGGACGATTCGAGCGGTTTGACTTGTACCGGGTGCGTGGATATCAGCACCGAAACCAATCTTACCGCCGGCGTCGGTGTCACCTTGACCGGTGATATCCTCACGAGCAATGACAGTTCCATAGTCCACCAATCCCTGGGCGGGGCCGGGGCTTACACCCACGCGAACCTAGACAGCCATATCGGCAACGACACCCGGCACCTGACCGGATCGGCGCAGGCCTTTACCGGGGGCAAGACTTTTACGAGCCAGGCGAATTTCAACGACTCGGCGAACGTGAAATCTGGTGAGGCGTACCTGGTGGGGGGGTACGACCTGGACGAACCGGTGGACATGGGTAACTGCCACGGCAACGAATCCGTGGACGCCTCGATATCACATTACTACCATTGCGCCGACACCAATGACAGCGCAATGCGGTTGATTTTCACCCCCCGTACCGGGACGAAATTCCGGTGGGTCCACGTCAAAATGTCAGACAACGATACCGTGACATTCGGGACAGGCACCAATGATAGCGTGGGGGACTGGTGCGACTGGGGGAATGATTCTTCCCCCGGCCCAGGGACGACAAATGTTTCAACGTTTGATTTCGTCGCCTGGTGGTACGGAGCCGCCGGTAAAATTTTCTGCAAAACTTCCCACGTGGTGTGGTGATCATGAAAATTTTACAAATCATAGCGACGCTGCTGCTTTTATGCTCTCCGGCGCGTGCTGATTTTTTCCAATCCTACATCGCGACAAGTACGCCGGGGATTGCCTCAATAGGTGGCAACGGCAACGATACGTTTGTCTTGCTGCCTATGATCGGGGCTGATACCAGCACCACATTTACCAATACAGCCGTCGGTCCAGGAGCTCCAGCGTTTACAGCAGTTGGTAATGCGCAAATCGATACGGGGCAGACTGATCCCTGGGCACTATCTCCTGGGGTGGGACTATTTGATGCCGACGGAGATCATTTGTCAACCACTACGGCTGCTGATTTTAGGTTTTTGCATATTCCGAATGCAGTATGGTCGTTGGATTTTAGGGCCAAGCCAAGCAGCTTTGGGGTTTCCGGGATCAATATTATTGACAATACTGCGGGATCATCAGCCAGCGTGGGCATTTTTTTATACATTACCAATGCGAGAGACATACAGATAGATATTGTCAGAGGTTTCGCGGGGACTCATGTTCTTTCCGGATCACTCGGAACATACCCAAACGACACAGCGGGATGGCATCATGTCGCTGTAACATGTGACCTAAGCCTTGCCTCAAATAATGTGAGGCTCGCGATTGACGGGGTTTGGGGAAGCTATTTAAGTAAAACTGCCAACGCTCCGTCAACCTCAGATCCCACATATTCATTAAGGTTGGGCCAATTCCAAGGCGGCGCTGGATATTCGTACGATGGGGCCATGGCGGAGTTCCGAATCAACAAGGTGATCCCGGCGGAGTATGCAGAGAATTTTACGCCGAAAACTGGGCGATACACAACCGAATAAGGAGCATAATATGAGATACATTATAATCATCCTGGCAATATTTTCCCTTTGTGGCAATGCATCGGCAGATTACTGCAAGGCCATCGATGTGGATGGCGCGCCGCTCATAACGGAAACCGCGCGGCATTGGAAAACCTTACTGCCGGTCTACACCCTGAGCAATCACCCAATGGCGGCAGAGGTAGCGGCCGTTGGGGCCTTTGAGATGACCGACGCTATCCCGGCTTACAACCCGGAAACCGAGCGCCTTTCCGGCCCAGTGGCAACCTGGACCGAAGGCCCGAGCGTCACAAGGACGTGGACAGCCTCCCGCATCCCCTGGGCGGAGAGGGTAGCCAGCAAGGTCAAACAGATAAAGACCTGGTGTGATGCCGCCCTGGCTACACCCGTCACGAGTTCAGCCCTCGGAGAGCCCCACCAATATCTATCCACCGGGGAGTACATGACCTACATCCTGGCCGGGATTATCTCTGGACAATCGATGTCCCTGCCGGTTTTGATCGATGGCGACAACAGCATGATGGTTCACAACATCCAGCAGATACAGACTCTTTTTTCCGACTTCTCAACGGCAAAGGCAGCGGCCGGCGCGAAGCAGGATATTTTGTTTGCACAGGCCAAAGGGTGCGCCGAGGACAACGACTCCTGCCTGGCCGGAGTCGTGTGGGGCAATGACTCAATCTGACGTATGGGGGTGGCAAAATGGACTTGGGCTTGAGGCTTTACGTCACTGTGATTTTTGAGGCGCCAGACGGGGGAAAAGTAAACAGAGAAATGTATCACATCCCTCGCGTTGGGGAAACGTGCATTTTCTCCGGGATTCGTCTCCTTGTCGTCGGGGTGGATTGGAAACTGGATGAAAGTGAAATGATGTTCAATCAGCGGGTTTTTGTGCGGCTCGGTCTCGAAACATGAAGTCCAGGCCGGCCGGCAGACGAGACTACTGCACGGGGTGGTTCGAGCATTCCTGGTGGGATTGCTGTCGCCAGCATGACGCAGATTATGTAGCGCCCCACACCGTGACTAGGGAAGAGGCTGACGATTTTCTGAGGGAATGAGTTGAAGCCTCCGGTCATCCGTGGATGGCCTGGGTGATGTGGGCCGGGGTTAGGGTTTTTGGTTGTTTTTTCTGGAATCTGGACTCAAAAGGATAGCACAATGACACCACCAAAATGCCCGCCAGACGGGCACTGCGAGCACGCCGAGAAAGCGGCCGAGAAAGCCGTCAAGCAGGTTTTTGCCATCCTTGGCGTAAATGTGGACGATGCCAAGCAGGTCGAAGATTTCAGGGTATCGTTGCGATTCGGCGACACGATGAGGAGGGCGGCCGACCGTGGGGCCATGGCTGTTTTTCTTATTTTTTGCACAGCG